CGTTGGTTTGTGAGATTGGTAATGTTATAAACAAAACCATAGTTGTCCCGAATAAGGCTACCATCAAAGGGAGTACCCAAATAGATCCATGGGTTTTCATAATCAGTATCTATATTCTTCAATGATGTTTAATACCTTGTCAAGATATTTATGTGCCATATCTCGATCCCCTTGCCATATGGTGTCAGGTTCATCGTATACATCATTTTTCAATTGAAGTACACGATTTTTCATCTCGTCCTTCGTAAGCATATTTTTAGGCATAGGGGAAACTCATGTCCCCCTATTTAAGCACAATTCAAAGTTGAAATCCACTGAATGTGTCCTTTTTCACATCTTGCTTGATTCCACCAACAACATAAGACTCAACCTCAGTCTCCTGTGGTGCGACCTGGAGACCCTTGGAGGAGATCCAGTGCTGTGTCCATGGTAATGGATTGTTGTTGGCAGGAATATCATACTGACGATCTAGACCAATTGCAACCAGGCGACGATTTGCAATCCATTCAACATACTGCTGGAGTAGTTTGTCATTTAGACCAATCATAGATCCATCTCTAAACAGATAGTCTGCCCATTTCTTCTCTTCATTAACAGCATTGTCAAATGCCTTGTAGGTCCATTCTTCCTCTTCCTTCATGATCTGAGCCATCTCAGGATCATCACCCTGCTTCCATTTATTCAGAATGTTTTGGGTGATGGCGAGGTGTTGGTTCTCGTCTCTTGCAATAAGGGAGATGATCTTTGCGGATCCCTCCATAAGTTTGAGTTCGCCAAATGCAAAAGAGCAAGCGAAACTGACATAAAAGCGAATACCTTCCAGTATGTTAACATTTGCTACTGCTCTGTAGAGTTTTCTCTTGAGCTCATACTTACCCTCTAATGCTTGGGGGACATCTTCTAACGCTTGACTCCACTGACTAGAGTTATCATGATAATGTGCAGCATTGATAAAGTCATCATACCCCTGTGTGACGCTCGCAGCACGCTCCAGAATGCGATCATCAGTGACAATCTTGTCAAAGACCTCTGAAGGGTCACTGTAGATGTTCTTGATAATATATGTGTAAGAGCGACTATGGATCATCTCCATGAATCCCCAGACTTCCATACATGCTTCTAGTTCAGGGAGGGAGCAGTATGGAATGAATGCCATACCAGGACCACGACCCTGAACGGAGTCGAGCATAATCTGATACTTCAGGTTAGAAGTGTAAATGTGCTTTTGTTCTGGACGCAGTGTGTGGTAGTCACCACGGTCTTTCTGAAGTGAGACCTCCTCAGGTCTCCAGAAATAACCTAACTGTTGTGTTGTTAATTTATCAAAGACTGGATACTTATAAGAATCGTATCTTTGAATCCCTAAGGGTTTACCGAAAAACATCGGTTGCTTTTTAGTATTAACTTGTTCAGTGTTAAAGACGGTCATGCCTTTAACAGGTTTATTAGATTGAACTGGTGACATTTTAAACTGCACAGGATTCACACTCTCCCTCCTCGGCGTGTTCTAATTCTTGTAAAAGGTTATTTAGTTGGGGTTTCTCCTCAATGACCTCATCATTTTTACTGTCATAAGTGTTCTGGTAGTAAGAGGTCTTCCACCCGTACTTATATGTAGTTAAAAGGTCATTTGCCATCACGGAAACAGGAACCTCATTGTCAGGATAGTTCTCAGGATTGTAACTCCAGTTACCAGAAATTGCTTGATCGAAGAATTTCTGCATCACAGCAACAATCTTGATGTATCCATCATTGGATCCCATCTCCCACAGAAGAGTATATTTGTTCTTCAGGTGGGCGTAGGATGGAACAACCTGCTTAAGAGGCCCCTTCTTTGATTTCTTAATGGACAAGTAGTCTCTAGGAGGTTCGATTCCATTGGTTGCGTTTGACACAACGGAACTACTCTCTGAAGGCATTTGTGCGGACAATGTTGAGTGCCTGAGACCGAACTCGTTGATAGATGTCCTAAGACTCTCCCAATCATGCACTAACTCCTGACTACAAATTTCATCGACATCGTTCTTATATGTATCGATTGGCAAGATGCCATCGCCATACTTAGTGCGACCAAAGTATTCGCAGTGTCCTTTCTCCTTAGCAAGTTCATTAGATGCTTTCAGAAGATAGAATTGGAATGCCTCAGAGAGTCCATGAACAGCATCCCATGCCTCCTGTGATTCGTAACTATATCCAAGTTTAGCAAGATAGTGTGCCAGACCAATAAATCCAATACCCAGTGAGCGACGTGCCTTGGTTGCTGTTTCTGCTGCCAATACAGGATATTGTTGATAATCAATCAACTCATCCAGAGCACGCACAGAGAGGTCACAAAGATCCTCCAGTTCATGATCTGAATTAACCTTACCTACATTGATCGCAGACAGAATACAGAGGGCAATCTCACCCAGGTGGTCATCAATATGACTCAATGGATATGTTGGAAGAGTAATCTCCTGACACAGGTTACTCATGTTCACTTTATCCTTAAAAGAGGAGTGTGAGTTACAATGATCGATGTTCATGATATAAACACGACCAGTCTCTGCTCTCTCCTTCAGGAGGTCTAGGATCAGTTTCTGTGCCCCGATAGTCTGTTTTGGAACAGACTCATCTCGTTCAAACCCCACATATAAATCATCGAACCTATCAGTACCAAAAGCGTCATATAGACCTGGTACGTCATGCGGTGAGAAGAGGCTAATTTCTCCATCCGCAATGAAACGCTCGTAGAAAAGTTTTGAAATCTGGATTGAGTAGTCAAGTTTGCGTACCCGATTGTCTTCTGTGCCTTTGTTGTTCTTCAGGACGATGATGTCTTCGATTTCTTGGTGCCAGATTGGGAAGTGGACAGTTGCTGAGCCACCACGAATTCCATTCTGTGTACAGCATCGGACAGTTGATTCAAACTTTTTAAGGAACGGTACAACACCTGTGTGTTGAACTTCTCCGCCTCTGATCTTAGCGTTGATGCCACGGATTCTGCCTGCGTTGATACCGATTCCCGCCCTTTGTGCAACATATCTGCCGATAGCCATATCAGAACTAAAGATGCTATCGAGGGTGTCATCAACATCAACAAGAACACAGCTAGCAAATTGTCGAAGTGGAGTTCGCACTCCTGCCATGATAGGTGTGGGAATGTTGATTTTGTGCTTGCTGACTGCGTTGTAGTATCTTCTGACATATTCCATCCTCGTGTCTTTAGGATATTCTTGGAAGATAGTCAGAGCGATCATGATATACATGAATTGGGGAGTTTCATAAACTCCACCGCCACTTCTGTCCTGTACTAGATACTTGTCAACTACTTGACGAAGACCGGCGTAAGTGAAAAGGAAATCACGCCCATGATCAATGTAGGAGTTTGCTTTTTCAATTTCTTCCTTTGAGTATTTATCGAAGATTTCCTTATCATACACATCAATATTTGTACAACTCACGATATGATCTTCAAGATTAGGAAGTTCCCTCATCTTTCCATAAAGTTGCTTACGAACTGCAAACAGGAGAAGTCTTGCCGCAACATATTGATAATTAGGATGATCCAAATCAATAAGATCGCTTGCCGACCGAATCAGAATCTCTTGAATCTCTTCAGTTGTAATGCCGTCATAAAACTGAATGCCCGACTTCATCTCAACTTGACTCGCAGACACCCCTGCGAGACCCGTGGTTGCCTCTTCAACCATCAAATGCATCTTGTCTAGGTCAAGAGGTTCAATTCGTCCATCTCTCTTTTTAACTTTGGTGCCGTTGCTCATATCTTCTTCCAGGTGGTAAATTTAAGTTGTGCTTCTAATCCACTATAGGTATTTGAGTCTATCACGGATTGTACGTCCAGTCCAGACATTACCATATCATTTATATCTTTATCATCTATACCATTTGGCCAAATGACTACAGAATCACCTGCATCAATTGTCTTGGCGATGCGGTTGGTGATTTCTCGATTGCGCGGTTCATTGTCATAGATCCAAACAGGATTGCTAATCCCCCAACGACTGATATCAAGATCAGCTCCGCACATAGCAATCGCATTGCGAATGAGCGTGCTGTCGAAAGGTCCCTCTGTAATGTAGACTGGAGCATCTGTTCTGATGTTATCCAATCCATAGATTTTTGGTGCGTCATCATCAAGCATCACGGTAATGTATTTAACAGGGTTGGGATCTATAGATCTTCCCTGAAACCCAATCAAGTTCTTTTCATAATATAGAGGAATGATGATCCTATCTTCATCATGTTTCTCACTATCAAAGGTAGGTTTGAGACTATTGGCAAACTTCTTAAAGTGTTTAGAATAATAGAACTTAGATGGGTCAAGTTTCCTTGCCATCAGGTATCCAGATGCCCTAGCATTTTCTGTTGCCTTTGGTAGTTTGATCTTCGTCTTAAACTTAGGTGTCTCAAACTTGAAGTCTGGTTCATCGACCACAAAGTTTCTACCGGTGTGCCCCTCCTTGAATTTCTCCAAGGCATACTGCTTCTGAATGACAGGATCAATCTTCTTCAGAAAGTTGTTAAGCGACATCGAAGCACCACAATTGTGACACTTAAAATTAGTGTTTACCTTTACTTCGTAGAGATATCCCCTTGTCTTCGATTTATTCCTCTGGGAATCGCCACAGATAGGGCAACGGAAATTAAACAGACCTGCTTTTACTCTTTTAAACTTTTGTAGTCTAGAAGATACAAGACTGATAAACTTTGAATCAACGTGATCCATCCACTACGGCAACTACTGGTGCTATCATACCAGTATTTACCGTAGATAACAATGGTTTGATTAACTTCATTGTTTGGGGATTAGAGATGACTGTCATTGCTGCTAGAGCTCCAACAACTCCCCAGATTCTGCGCTCAAGTAATCCAAGTCTTGCACGGATGAGGTCATGATCCCCGTCCATTTTATCACGGAGTTTGTCAATTTTAGTAAAGAGTATTGAGTCAACTTCCTCTTGTTTTTTAATTCTCTCTTCATGTACCGCAAGCATCCTACTCACGTTACTATTTACTTCACCAAGTTTTTCTATTGCGGTATCAATCCGCACAACAATGTGTTTTAGATCTTCTATCTTTTGTTCTAAAATTGCAACTTTAATCTCTTCGGCCATTTGTAGGAGTTTTTAGGTGGTCTAACCATCTTTTACGAGATCCATAACCACCGGAAACATACTTCTTCTTTCTTCTGATCGGACCTTTCATGACAGGATCAAAACCAGCAGTGGGACCTTTAGAGTCTGCTGCTCCAGTAAAACCAGCAGCACCGACTGTCATGTCCTCACGGATGATTGCGATGATCTTATCAAGTTTTGTCTGATCCATTGTAGATTTTGTATAGTTCCGACAAACAATATAGATCTGGTTGGAGATCATGAATGTAGCAGTGCGGAAAGTCTGGTAACTTACCTAAGAACATGATAAAGGTCTTCATGGCTGCCCACAAATCTTCTTCTATTTTAAAGAAGAGCATTGGGGTAGCAGCATCTCCAAATATATTATATAGGATTATGAAGTGATTTAAGAGCAGGTGACTTTTCAGTTGACCCGTATTCTTATACCGCTTCAGCAATCGCTTGATATACTTGAAATGATTTAAGTCCTTGTCAAAATCTTCTTTCGTAACCGCCTGTGGGTTTTCGTAATGTTTAATTGCGAATAGAAGAAAGTTTTCTTCGGTCAGTTCATTGAAGATCATAAATCATATATTAATTATTTCTGGTCAGGGAAAGCAGGTACATTGCCAGTGCTAATACCAGACATAGCAACCAGAATCTCTTTCTTAACTCTCAGGGCACCACTGTTGTCATTGTAGGTTGTAATGCCAACCCAACCCACACCAGTCTCATACTGAGTGCCAGATGCAACCTCAGAACCGCCCTTGGCAATACCATAGACAAAGGTGTCTTTGTCAGTATTAGTTCTGCTGAAACTGGAATCACCAACTGTGTATACAGGACACTGTGAGACAGTATAAGCAGTCGCTGCGATTGCCACACCATTCAGTCCAGCGGTTGAACCGATTGTGAGAGATGTGGTGCTTGCGATACCAACGATCACAGCATCACCAAAATAGGTAGCGATACCTGCAGCGGCAGCAGCACCTGTTGCTTGTCTAAATCCAAAACGGATCACATTACCTACCTGGGCAGAACCAGTGCTACCGAAACTAGTTCCAGACCCGATTACCTCAAGAGTGCTGTAGTTACAGGTAACAATACCAGTGGAATCTACATTATCATTATTGCCCCAAAGTGCCATGTCTTCTTTCCGATAATTTACTTGATATTAGATATTTATAAAAAGGAATTACTCGCCGTCTCTGTTATTAATTGCCTTTGTGACAACTTCTAGCAGTTGATCATCCATATCAGTCTTGGTCAATTTGACTGCTTTGCCAAGAATAACCAGACAAATTTCGATCAGTTTTTCACCCAGTTCCTCATTTTCGGGGATCTTGGTAATTGCGTCAGAAATGATCTTTGATGCTAATGGGAGAAGAAAACCTAACATGATAACCTCGCGTGTATATTCTATATATTCTCCCTAGACTTTATCAATCAGACTCGCCAGCTCTTGCTCTATATGGATTTGGTTTTTCTGCCCTCTTCTGAGAAAGTCTGTTTCTAATCTTATCAACAGGAGTTACACCTTTATAACCCTTAGCACCAGGAACTTTCTTCTTACCTTGAGGTTGAATTGCTTTACCTCTAGAAGACATCACACCGCCAGTTTTACGCATCTCACGAGAGACTTTATCGAAAGCAGATGTGCCAGTTCTGGTTCCACCCTCTTGGGATGGTTTACCAGTCTTAAAGTCTTTACCTGTTTCCTTAGCGTAGCGAGTGCGCTCAGACACAACCTCTTCACCCATTTGTTTTGTGGGTGCCTCTGGTTCTGCTTTATTAAGTGACTTCTTTCTATCACGAGCAATCTGTTGATCAAGCATTGTTTTCTTCTTCTGAAGCATAATCTCTTTTGGAGACATGCCCTCATTCTTCATCTTCGCTTTCTTTTCATTATCAGTGTTGTGATCAGCACCAGTCATTACACGTTGCTTCAAGGTAGAAACACCGTACTTATCTTGCTTATGGCGAACCATGCGCTTGTAACGATCAAATTTATCGTTACCTCCTTTGTCTCTAGTAACATCTTCATTCTGAGGACCACGCTCTGCCTCTAACTTGGCAGCAACCGCCATCTCACGACGTTTTTCTTTTGATCTTCCTTTGAACTGGGGAGCGTCTGACTTGTAGAAGTCTTTAATTACGCTCCCCATTGAGTCTTTTTTAAGTTCAGTTTCTCCTGAACTTTTTTGAAGGATGATTCCTTCATGTGATCAGCAGACTTGTAACGCTTATCACCTGCCTTCATTCTCTGGTAAGCAGGAGTGTTGCCTTTCTTATCAGCAGCAGTGACTACCATACGGTTGTCCTTTGGTTCTTCCTTCTTAGCAGGGGTGCCACCATATACTGCTTCATCAACCTCAGTGACCTCAAGAATTTCTCCACCCAGTGCTTCTACTGCTTCACCAAGTTTGGGGTTGATTTTAATTTTATTGTTAATCTTTTTTTCTTTGATTGGTTTAGAGTCAATATCATCAGTCATGATCTCAGAAAGATCAGTTCTCCAACTAGAAAAACTCTCCTTCATTTTCTTATTTTTTGCTTCAATCTCTTTATTCTGCCTCATAATATCTTTGATGCTACCAGAGATGCCAGTGAAACCTTCCTTGGAAGGATCAGTTTGCTTCTTAGAGTCATCCTTATATCCACCAGCAGCACGGGAAGCAGCGCGGTTCTCATCAACCTGCTCTACTTCTTCTTTCTTGTACTGAGGATGGTCATCCATCTTCATACCACGCTTTTTCTCAAGACGTGCTTTGCGCTCAGCAGTTCCCTTCTCAGGATCCATGTCACGAATACCTTCGGACATTCTCTTCTTCATTGCGCCAGCAATTGCCTTACGACGCTTATGAAGATACTTGTCGCTGCTATCAGTATCACCATCATTATCCAGGTCTTTGTCCTTTCTATTATCAAACTTCTTATTAGCAGCAACTGGATTTACAGGATCTAATCCTTCCTTGGTATATCCAGCAGAAGAGATTCCTTTCTCCATCTGCTTCTTCTTGGTTTTATCTTGTACTCTCTTCTTAGCAGCATCCTGCTCGGACTTAGGAATTGCAAATCCTTTGATGTCCATCGTACCTTCATTAGCAACTTGCTGAAGATAAACCTTTGAGATGTCGATCAAAGGATTCTTACCAATACCATTAGACATGTTTCTACCTTGTCTTTTTCTTATACTTATTTATGAAATTATGAATATCAAATGTTCCAGTCATTCTCATCGCATACTTACGGAAAGCATCAGTCCCAATCTCTCTTTGATTTGATGGAACTCCTGATGGACCTGGATAATTTACAACTGATTCGTTCACATCACGAATCCAGGACTTGAACATATAATCTTCTCTAGTCAAACAGATCAGATGATTGGTTCCTCTACGAATAATTTTACCAATCAATCCTGTGTTCAGACTTTCTACAATATCACCAATATTGAAGATGTTGCCAGATACATAATTATCTCTCAGTCCCTTTGGATCACACTTAGGTGCGATCTGCCACATCTCTTCTACTTCTTTCTTCTTTGCTTTGATGCCCATACCTTGGCGGACAGCATCAAACAATGCTTGAGTATCGCCATCATCAAGAGACTTTGGTGTGCCACGACGGAAAGAATCAAAGTCGCCATCAGCAACTGCCTTTCTCATCTTGGATGCTGACATACCCTCAACACCATCAGCATCTGCGTCTCTTACACCAGCAGAGATAACGCGGATGTTGTCAAAGGTGTAGAGGTCACCATTGTATTTGGTTGCCAGATTTTCAAACTCAGACTGACGGTCTGAACCAACCATGATATTGACATTATTATATCCCTGCTCTGATGCTGTAGTGAGAACATCAAAGATAGATCTCATCTCATCATCATTGACGATCTCCTCATCAAAGTCAGGGAACATCTTCTTCATATAGGACACCTTCATATCAGGGTCCAGAGGATTCTTCTTAGGATCTTGTGTTCTGGATGGATAGATCCTCAATTCTCCACCAACGGCAACCTTCTTTGCTGCCTTGAGTAGTTTCTCGTGACCAGATGTTGGTGGATTGAAACGACCAAACGCAACAGTCAGAGCATCACCCATCATTTCAGATGAGTCACCTTCACCTTCACCATCTTTTGCTTTTGCCTTTGGTGCTGCCTCTGGTTGTGCGGCAGGTTTAGCAGCAACTGCTTGTTGTGGTTTTGCTGATTGCTTTCCTTTTGGATCTTCTTCTTGCTTACCGGGTTTGCCCTTCAGGAACTTAAGTTTCCCATCTTCAGTGGTCGCCACAAATTTGCCACGGGTATCCAACCAACCGCCATGGCCATCACTCTTGAGGTTCAATTTTCTCGCCTGCATACTTGCCTGCGATTGTGCCTCGTTCAGAAACTGAAAGAAACTTTTCATTTATATTGAGTATCCTTATACATTATTTAGTGTTTTAAATTCCAGTATCACCTTCTTTAATCATCTTTTTAAACTCTGGAGTTATACCCGCAAAGAACTGTGGGAAAGCAGAGAAGTCACCTTTATATCTAAGTTCGATTTCAAGGATAGGAGTATTTCCTTTTGATAAAGTAAAGAAAACTTTTGCAGCATTCTTTTGTACTGTTTTATCACTATCAAAAACTAACTTTGTCTCTTGTTTTGATAACTTAGCCATGGCAATCATCATACTGTTTATTTCTAAAACATTTGCACCTCCAACATTAGGTGAAAGATCTTTACTAACTGTGCCTACACCTTCAACCAAATAAAATCCAAACTCGTACTTGTCCCAGATTTCTAACACATCTAGAAGATTTAGTTTTAAAGTTCTTGTTAACAAAATATCCGCAAGACTATCCTTTACCTTAGGATCATTCATTGCATCAAGAAATCCTTTGAAAAGTGGATTTATTTTTCCAGGAGAACTCTGAAGTTTTTGATTAACAAATTTTCTAAAACTCTCTTGCGACGGTGTTGCCCCACTTGCTTTAATTAATCCGTTTGGATCCTGCAGATCAGCCTCTGATTTCAAATTAATCAAAGGAATTTTTTCAATCTTTCCACCACCTTTGTTTCTAATCACACGCATATCCCACAAAACTTTAGCGTCTGATATATTATTTGGATTCAATTTACTGATTTCTTTATTTCCAGATACCGCAAATCTCTGTAAAGGTCCTCCAGGTCCACATGCCTCTTTAATAATTCCAGCAAAATATTTTATTCTATGATCATTAATTTTATCAAGAACTTTTTTAAATTTTGGACCACTAATATATGCTGAGAAAGCGTTATTAATTAGAGTTGGACTAGGGGCATTTGCTTTTGGTTTTTTCTTTAAAGAAATGCCAACAAAATCATTACCATTAAGTTTTAAAATAACATC